AGCCGCTGGAGGCTGACCCCCGTCCAGCCAGCCAACCGGATGAGGCTGTTCCGCAGCTTCCCCCCCTGCCAGAGCCTGGCCCGCTGCCAGAGCCTGGCCCGCTGCCAAAGCCTGGCCCGCTGCCAGAGCCTGGCCCCCTGCCAGAGCCCAATCTTCCGCCGTTCCAGCCCCCGCCGGAATCCTCCGCTTTCCTGCGGGCCCGTCAGGCGGCAGTGGACGAGGCGTACCGGCAGGCCTTTGCCGGCCAGCTGGACCCCTACACCAACACGCCCATCACCAGTAAGGCGGACTATGACAACTATCTGGCTCGGAAAGAACAGGAGCGGCAGGCGCTTCAACGGGAGCAGATGCAGCAGGCCGGGCTGGACCCGGCCATACTCCAGCAGATGGTTGACAGCCATCCGGCAGTGCGGCAGGCCGCCGCTCTGGCCGCTCAGCTTCAGCAGCGGCAGGCCATGGAGCAGGCTAGGGAGGCCCAGCGCTGGTTTCAGGAGCAGTTGGAGGGTATCCAGGCCATGGACGCCTCGGTTAAGAGCTTGGAGGACCTGGCAGGAAAGGACGGCTGGCCCAGGCTGCTGTCCATGGTGCGGGGCGGGGCCAGTCTGGTGGAAGCCTACCGGGGACTCTACTACGACGAGCTGGCAGGGGCCAGAGCCCAGCAGGCCGCTCAGGCAGGCCGTCAGGCTGCACTGAATCAGGCGGCGGGAAAGGGGCACCTGGAGGCCACAGGCGCTCAGCCTGGCCGCGGACCGGTGGAGGTCCCGGATGCCACCATGCAGCTGTACCGGGAGATGTTTCCGGATATGAGCGAGAGCGAGATCCGGAAGGCGTATTCGGAGAATCAGTGAAAGGAGCGTTTTTTTATGAACTATCACAGCACAGACAACGCGCAGCTGCCGCCGCTGGAATACCTGCCGGCAACTGAGGGCGAAACCTACGAAACCGGCGAGGCCCTGGTCATGACCAACGGCGGGCTGACCAAATGCGGCCCCACCGCCCGGCCTGCCTACCTCTGTGAGGGAAAGGTCCGGGCGGACGGGCTCCTGCCCGTAACCCGGATTTCGGTCCGGATTGTCTACGACGCCCAGCTCAGCGCCGAGGGGACTGCCCTGAAGCTGGGCGACCGCGTGACCCTGGCCGCCGGCGGCGTGGACGTCACCGCCACCACCACCGGCGGCGTGGCCGAAATCGTCCGCATGGATGGGACTGCGGCCGGCGACCTGGTGGGCGTCCGGTTTCCGGAGACGGTTCAAAGCGTTTGATTGAAGGGGGAATACAGCAATGGGAAACATCCGTTTAAGGCGCGGGCATTTTCTGCGGAAAATGCGTCGCCTGGCGGCGACAGCCGCGCCTTCCGGGTGGGGACCAGTCCCCCCCCGGATGCCCCCCTGCGCTCCGAGGGAGTTGTAACCTGAAGTGCAATCAAAACGAACAGGAGGAATATCTATCATATGGGAAACATTCGTTTTTCTGTGGGCAGCGGCGTCAATGAGTCCATCTTCGGCGCAAGTCAGGCCCCTATCCGCACCATGATTGAGCGCAAGGCACAGGCCTGGGAAAATATGTCCGCCTTGAAGCATATCTACAACTTCGGCCCGTCCCGGCACTTCGCCGAAAAGGTCACCAGCATGACCGGCACCGCCGGCTTCCAGCCCGTGGGCGAGGGCGGCGCCTACCCCGTGGACAACATGCAGGAGGGCTTTTCCAAGACCATTCAGCACGAGACCTGGAAGGACTCCATGTACATCACGCGGGAGGCCGTGGACGATGCCAAAATCATCGACCTGAAAAAAAGGCCGGCCTCCTTCGTCAACGGCTATTACTCCGCTCGGGAGCGGTTCGGCGCGGTTATGCTGGCCGGAAGTATGGGGAAGACGGTTCAGTTCCGGGGCCGGACCTTTGACACCTCCAGCGCGGACGGCCTGCCCCTCTTTTCCAAGGAACACCCCTCCGCCCTCAAGGAGAAAAAGAGCCTGAAGCAGAGCAACCTATTCGCGGGCCCCTTCTCCAAGGACGTGCTGGGCAGCGTCGAGACCAGGATGCAGAATTTCGTGGACGACCGGGGAGAGCCCCTGACTGTGGCTCCGGACACAATCATTATTGAGAACGACGCTGGGTTGAAAAACGCGGTCTTTGAGGTCATCGGCGCGGACAAGGACCCCAGCACCAGCAACAACGGCTTTAACTATCAGTACGGCCGGTGGACTGTTATTGTTTGGCCCTACCTCAACGGCCTGTTTCGGGATTATGTCTCCGAGGGAGACAAGCCGTTCATCCTGCTGGACAGCCGGTATAACGAGACCTATGAGGGCGCAGACTGGCTGGAGCGGGTAAAGCTGGAGGTGCGAAGCGAAATTTCCGGCAATGACGACAATGTGTGGAAGGGCTACGCCCGGTTTGGCGTGGGCTTCAACGACTGGCGGGCCTTCGCCATCGGCGGCGTGACGAACGGGACGAGTCTCTGATGAAACATCTTCCATCGGACCAGGACCGCCTTGCCCTGTGGCAGGGCCGGTACCGGCGGCACAAGTCCGCCTATGAATCAGAACGCCAGCGAATGGACCGCCGGGAGCTGCTGTATCAGGGCACCAAGACCCTGCGGGGCGCTTCCGGCAAGCAGCCAAAGGACGCCGCTCATGTCCGCAATATCGTGGCCGAGCTGGTGGAGTCCCAGGTCTCCAGCACCATCCCACAGCCCAAGGTGGACGCCCTCCGGGAGGAGGACGAGGAGCTGGCACGGCTCATTGAGGACATGCTCCGCAACAAGCTGGACCAGCTGCGGATCGCATACCTCAACGACCAGCAGGAACGGACGGTTCCCATTCAGGGCGGGGAATACATGCTGGTGGAGTGGGACAGCCAGAAACGGACCCACACCACCGTTGGCGACTTGGCCGTCTCCGCCCTCCACCCCAAAAAGGTCATCCCCCAGGACGGGGTATACTCCGGAATTGAAGACATGGATTATCTTTTCCTGGAAGTCCCCCGGACGCGGGGCTGGATTCGCCGCAGGTATGGCAAGGACCTGGAAGGCGAAAGCGAAAGCGAGCCGGAGGCCAAGGGTGTGGACGCCGGAACCGCCGAAGACCTGGTGACTCAGATTACCGCCTACTACCGGAATCAGGAGGGCGGCATCGGCCGGTTCAGCTGGGTGGGCGGCCAGGTGCTGGAGGACCGGGAGGACTATCAGGCCCGCGAAATCCGGCGCTGTACGCAATGCGGCGCCGCTCAACCCGCGGACAGGGAAGCCCAGAACGCTGCCTGTCCTGCCTGCGGCGGGAAGCAGTTTTCTGAACATCGGGAGGAGTTCGAGGAGCTGGCAGAGGACCTTCACCTGCCCAATGGGACGGTGATTCCCGCCTTCAGCCTGCAATGGACTGGCGAGGCCTGGTCTGCGGTTCCCACACGGCTTCCCTATTACCGGCCCAAGGTTTACCCCCTCGTGCTGCGGAAAAACGTCTCCTCCTACGGCAAGGTGCTGGGAGACAGCGACGTGGACAAGGTGGAGGACCAGCAGGAGACCATTAAAAAGCTGAGCAGCAAGGTTCAGGAGAAGCTGATGAAGGGCGGCAGCATCCTGACCGCGCCACAGAGCGCTGTCATCGACTTCACCAACGAGGAGCTTCGGGTCGTCCGGCTGGACAGCCCGGCGGAAAAGGCCGTGCTGGGGGTGTACAACATCCAGCCGGATGTGGTCAGCGACCTCTCCTATGAGGAACACGTGTACGAGGAGGGCCGGCAGATTATCGGCATCACCGACAGTTTCCAGGGCCGGAAGGACGCCACCGCAACCAGCGGCACGGCAAAGGAGTTTTCCGCCCGGCAGGCCGCGGGCAGGCTGGAGTCCAAGCGGGCGATGAAGGATGCCAGCTGGAGCGTGCTCTTTGAGCTGATGTTCAAATGGCTGCTGGCCTATGACGATGAGCCCAGGCAGGTGGTGAGCCGGGACACCCAGGGGAAACGGGTGTACAAAGCCTTTGACCGGCGGATGTTTTTAAAGCAGGACGCGGCAGGGGAGTGGTACTATGAGGACGAATTCCTGTTCAGCGTGGACGCCTCCGCCACCCTGGCCCAGAACCGGGAAGCCCTGTGGCAGGAATGCCGCCTCAACTATCAGCAGGGCTGCTACGGCAATCCGGGAGACTGGGAGACTTTGCAGGTGTTCTGGAGCCGGATGGAGCAGCTCAATTACCCCGGCGCGGCGGATATGAAATCCTATGTGGAACAGAAAATCCAGCAGGCCCAGGCTGCCCAGATGCCCGGAATGGAGCAGGTTGGGGGCCTGGCTCAGGTCGGGGGCCTGGCTCAGGTCGGGGGCCTGGAGCAGGCGGGCGCGGAGGCCGCAGAGCAGATCGCGGCCATGGACCAGCAGGCGGACGCGTCGGCCATGTTTGCAAATGGGGGTGGAAGGCTGTGAGGGGCCCCGCGCAAACCCAGCGAGGCAGGCAAAGGGGGCCTCGACGAGCCGCGCCTCTTGTCTTTTGAGGTATGATTCGGAGGCTTATATGTAGGGCGGGGGCTTGCCCCTGCCGTCCTGGCATGGCAGAGACTTCCGGCACGGGGGGGGGGAGACCCCCCCCCCCCCTACACCCCCCCCTAATAGGGCGGCGAAAAATTTT